CACGAGCGTGACGGCGAGACGCACTACGAGTGCTCGGTCACCGTCGAGGAGCCCGAAGTGAAGCTCGGGAAGAAGTCATCGCCCTCCCGGCCTGCATACGGCGCCGGCTCGGTCGGCTCGAAGGAAAAGGAGTAGCCCGTGGCCTTCAACTTCACCGTCAACGACAACGGCGCCCCCGTGAAGAAGGGCGTCCGCGCGATTCAGGTCGCGCTGAACGACACCGCGGGCGAGTCCTCGCCGATCAACGTCCCCGACGTCATCAGCCTCACGTTCACCTTCAGCGGCGTGTTCGCGAGCGGCACCGTCAAGGCGCAGGTCTCGAACGACAACGCCACGTGGTCGGACGCGCTGTGGCTCGATCCCGCGGTGGGCACGCCTGCCGTGACGCCGATCACCGCCGCGACGAATCGCGTGCTCGATCAGCGCGTGCACGGCTTCCGCTACCTGCGGCTCGTGCTCGCGGCGGGCGGCGCGACTACCGCGATCGTCGTCGACATCGTGGCCGTGCTCACCGGAGGGAAGAACTGATGGCCGGCTTGCGCGGCGGCAAGGGGTACCTGCGCGGTCAGGATCAGATCGACGAGCTGATGGAAGAGACGTCGCGCGTGGGCTCTCGACCAGACCCGAAGCTACGGAAGGACCCGAGCGCGCCGGTGCAGGAGCGCCGGACGATCGTGCGCGACGTGCCCGCTCCGGTCGCCCCCGTCGAGGCGGCGCCCGCTGCGCGTCCGACTGCTCCGACCGCGGGCCGCACGTCCTTCGGCGTCGGGATGGGGGATCAGGACCGGCCTCGGCGTCGGTACTGAATCAATTTCTGAGTCGATACTGAATCGATCCTAGCCAGGCAGGAGCGTACATGGCGAATCCCGTGCAGCAGAAGACCCGCATCGTCCGCGACATGGCCGGCGAGCATCGGCCCGAGGGTTCGGCGGGCGCCCCCGAGGGGCAGTCGACGACCGCCTCGCGGCGCGTGTTCAACGACAAATACGCCGATCAGGACGTCTCCCCGACGCGTCGTCGCGAGAACCCGAACGACTGACGCCATGAGCGCGTCGGTGAAGGGGCTGATCGGTCTGCTCGGGATCGGCGCGGCCGGGCTCTGGTGTCTGTGGCCCCTGATCGAGCGCGACTGGGCGCTGATTCTCGCGGACTTCCCGACCGGTGGGCCTTCCGTCGTGGTGCACGCGCCCACCGACAAGTGCTTCGAGCTGATCCACGTCAATCCACCTCGGGGCTACGCGTACATCTTCGATGCGTGCCGCGGGAGCGTCGCTCAAGTGCTCGTGCCGTTGCCTCCACCGGTGGAGGAGGAGTCCACGCCGGACCTGCGCGGCAACCCGAAGGTCGAGTCGTGATCTCGAAGGACCTGCTGTGAACGGCTGCGTCGGCAATCCGTGCGTCATCTGTCATCCCACGACGACGGAGCGACCGGGGTCTCGGCTCGTGAAGCACCCTCAGTTTCCTTTCATTTCGCCGCGCCGCAGCCATGAGCCAGACTCGTATGACGAGATGATGGAACGCTCGCATCGGTCGCTCGACAAGATTCGGGCGGGCCGATGAACGGCTGGCGCTTCATCGGCCTCGGGCTGATCGCCGCCGCGGTCGTCGCGCTCGCGCTGATGGAGGGCTGCGCGTGAACCATAAGCGCCGTCGACCGAAGCATCAGCGTTCGGGCTGCCTCATGTGCAAGCCACACAAGGATGAGCGCCTCGGGAATCCGCGCAGTGCTCCGATGCAGGAGCGTCGCGCGCGTGAGGCCGAGAAGGAGTGGTGGCTCGCGGCATGAATCGTGCGTTGCTGAAGGTCTCGCTCGTCAAGCACGAAGACAAGCGCGCGCACCCGTACGACGACAAAACGGGCAAGCCACTGAAGCCGGGCTCGACGCTGTTCGGGAAGCTCACGATCGGCGTCGGCCGCAACCTCACCGACAAGGGACTTCGGGACGACGAGATCGCGCTGATACTCAACAACGACATCGACGACGCGGTGTCGGACGCGATGCGCCTCGTGCCGTCGTTCGTCCGCCTCTCCGACGCCCGCCAGCGCGTGCTCGTCGAGATGGCCTTCAACCTCGGGGCCACGCGCCTCGCTAGGTTCAAGAAGTTCCTCGCGGCGATCGACGCCGGCGACTTCGATCGCGCCGCGGACGAAATGCTGAACAGCAAGTGGGCGAGCGATGTCGGGCCTCGGGCGCCGACGCTTGCGCGACTGATGCGCAACGGATGACACGTGACGACCCCATGGTGGCGCGAGAACCCTGTGCCCTCGTGGGGCTGGGTGATTCGCGCTGTCTGGAAGCTACTCACACATAGAAGGAGACAGAGAGATGGACGTAATTCAGGCTGAACTGCTGAAGTTGCTGATACCCCTGATCGCCTCGGGCGCGCTGGCTGGGCTGCGCACGTACTACCCGCAGCTCAGGAAGTCCGTGCCGAGCTTGCTCTGGCCGCTGGCCCTTTACGGCCTCGCGCGCGTGGGTGTCGCGGCGTGCGGCGCGCTCGACGTCGCCTGCAACACGAAAAACCCCTTCGACTGGAGCCCGGATACCGTCAACGCGATGGCCGCCGCGTTCGCTGCGGTTGTCATTCACCGCATCTCGAAGTCGGTGAAGTCCGGCGAGCTGGTCGCGAAGGTCAAGGAGCTGTTCGCGAAGCTGTCCAAGGCGTCGGAGTAGCGCGGGGTTTCTCTCTGGATGGAACTTTCGTGAACCACATCCTCATCAATGGCTGCCCTACGCTGCAAGGCGACACGCGCACGTGGGCGGCCGTCGCGGACGATCCGACGTCGCCGATCGTCGAGGACACGCTGTGCTCAAAGTGCCAGCTGATCCTGGAGCGGCGGTTCGTGCGCGAGAGGAAGGCGGCCAAGTGAACGCCGCCCTGCTCCTTGACGCGGCCGAGGCGGCGCAGACGCTTTCGGAGCGTCGGCTCCGCGACCCGCTGTACCGCTTCGTCATGTGCGGCGACCCGATCGCGCCATATGGGAAGCAGTGGGAGTTCTTGCGCTCGAAGAAGGCACATGTCTACTTCCTCGCGGCTAACAGGTCGGGCAAGTCGCGCATCCTCGCGGCGCAGATGGCGAGCTTCGCGCGCTTCGGCTGCCTCAACCCTGAGGACATCTACACGGGTCGCGTCGCGCCGGACTTCACGCCGAAGCGTATCTGGATCGTCGGCGTGTCGATGCAGAGGCTCCTAGAGACGTTCGTGCCGATGCTGTTCGGCGGGCCGTACCAGGGCGCCGAGGAGCCGTATATCCCCGAGGAAGAAGTCGTCGACTTCAACATGAAGCGGGCCATTGTCCGCCTCGCGCATGGCACGATGATCTCGCTGCTCTCGCACGAGGCCGGTCGCGACAAGTTCCAGGCGGCATCGATTCATGCCCTCGGGCTCGATGAAGCGCCGCCGGTCGGCATCTTCAACGAGGCGGTCATGCGGCAGGGCGGCGGCACCGTCCCCCTGTACGTGCGGATGGCCGCGACGCTGCTCCCGCCGGTCGGCGCGAAGTACAGCACGTCGTGGGTCTACGATCGCATCGTCAAGAAGTGGCAGAGCGGTGAGACGCGGGATCGTGTCGACATCTTCAACGCGAGCATCTACGAGAACCCGGGGATGCCGCGCGAGATTGTCGCGCAGTACGAGTCGATCTACCCACCGGGGAGCCCCGACCGCCAGGTCCGCATCGAGGGTAAGCTCATCGCGCAGGCGTTCGGCGCTTCCGCGTACGGCAACTTCCACCGGAACCTGCACGTCAACGCGAAGCTCGGCCGGAAGTCGGTGGTCCGCAATATCCCGCTGCTGTTCGCCTTCGACGTGAACGTGCGGCCGATGACGGCGGTCGTCGCGCAGGAAGTCGGCTCGGAGATTCGCGTCCTCGACGAGATTTTCCTCAACTTCGAGGGACGCGCCGCGACGCTCGTCGATCTCGCGCGCATGTTTCGTGAGCGCTTCCCCACACACGGCGCCGCGCTCCGCCTCTACGGTGACGCGGCCTCGCGACACCGCAGCGCCCAGAGCGGGAAGACGGACCTGCTCGTGCTCCAGAACGAGCTGGTGGGCTACCCCGCGCCGGTCGAGGTGTACGTGCCCGAGTCCAATGCGTTCGTGCACGACCGCCTCGCGACGGTGAATTACGCGCTTCAGGGCGCCCGCGGCGAGGTGGGGCTCCAGATCGCGGCGCACTGCAAGGAGCTGATCGCGGATTGCGAGGAAGTGCAGAGCGACGGCGCCGGCGGCATCCTCAAGAGCCGCGACAAGAGCGACCCGTACTACCTGCGTACACACATCAGCGACGCGCTCGGGTACCTGCTCTACCAGATTCGGCCGATCATTCTCGATGACCGCACCACGAAGCGCGGCGTCGTCATGGGCTCGCCGGGTCCGGTGTACTCGTTCGGCCGCGCTGATCGCGTCGCGCAGCCTGCGGCGATCGGGGACTGGAACGGTGAGCGTATGGTGATCGGAGGCTCGTCGTGGCGGTAGAGGCACAGCCGGTGAAGGCGTCGGAGAAGCTCAACACGTTGCCCGGCGACATCACCGACGGCGATATTGTGTCGTGGGTGGATCGCTCCCACGATGAGGCGCACGAGGCGAGGCGAGAACGCAGCAACATCAACGCCGCCGCGTGGAAGGTCGTCAACGGACAGCTCGATTGGTCCCACAAGCGTGACGGGCAGTCGAAGATGGTGCTGCCTGATCTTCAGCGCGGCCTCGAACAGGCGGGCGCGCTGCTGGAGCGCGAGCTGACGACTAACACGGATTGGTTCGCGCTCGATGGCTTCGATGACGTGCCGGAGGAAGTGCTCGATCCCGTCAGCGGGAAGAAGCTCCTCCAGTTCCAGCTGCGAAACCTACACCAGCCGGGCTACTTCATCTCCGGCAGCAAGACCTTCGAGGGCGTGCTCGGGGACGCGCTGAAGATCGGCATGGTCGAGGGCGAGATCGTTCTCAAGGTCGCGCCGGTGCTGAGCACCCGGAAGATCGTGCGGAGCGTGCCGGTGCCGCCACCAGAGCCGAAGGAAGGCGATGAGCTACAGTCCGACGACATACCGGCCGCCGCGCTCCCGCAGCGGAAGCTCGACATCCGCGAGGTGCGGACGTTCCGCCTCGACATCACGTGTGTGCCCTACGAAGACTTTTTCCCGGACCCGTCGGGCGGAAACGCGTGGCTGATTCACGAGTACACCGCGCGCGTCGCCGATCTCGTCGGCGTCTACCCGAAGGAAATCGTCGATCGCCTCCGCGGGAAGGTCGCGGCGCGCGACGAGCATCTCCTGAAAGAGTCTCGCGAGAACAACACGAAGCTCCCGCAGATCGTCGGCACGGTCCGCGTGCGCGAGTTCCACGGCGACCTGATCGACGGCGACGGCATGGTGCAGGCGAAGTACACGCTCTGCGCGGTCGCTGAGGGTGAGCTGCTCGACGCGAAGGAGTCACCCTTCTGGGGCAAGGTCTTCCCGTTCGTGCGCGGTCAGCTGCGGCGTGCGCCCCTCGGGGAAGTGCACCCGGCCTTCGTCGACATGGCGATCGAGCCGTACCTCGGCGAAGTCGAGATGTACAACCTGCTCCTCGACTCCGCGAAGTGGAGTGTCGCCGGCGTGTACCAGACGCGTCCCGACATGGTGGAGAACGAGGCGGAGATGGCGAAGGGCATTCAGCCGGGCTTCCGCGCCCGCCTGAAGCGCAACGCTGGCGCCGGCAAGTTCATGGAGCGCTGCGACGACGATCACGTTCCGCAGCACGCGCAGCTCATGCTTGGCAAGCTCGGGCAGTCGCGCGAGATCGCGATGGCCGTGCCGGACCTGAACCTCGCGGCGCAGGGCGGCGAGAAGCTCGCGACCGAGGTCATCGTGACCGAGGAAGGCAAGGCGACGTTCTTCGAGACGACCGCGAATCGCCTGGAGGATACGGTCGTCGAGCCGACGCTGAAGCTCGGGTTCCTGATGCAGCTTCAGTACCTCGACGACTTCAGCGACCCGGACATCGTGCGGCTTCTCGGCCCCGAGCGCGCGGCCGTCCTGCGCGAGATGGACCCGACCGAGCGCTTCGAGTTGCTGGCCGGCGCCGTCAACTTCAAGGCGACGGGCCTTCGCGAAATGACGGGGCGCATCCGCGAGCTGCGGAAGTGGATCACGGCAGTCAATCTCATCATGTCGAATCCCGCGCTCGCGCAGGTCTACGATCAGGCTTTTTCTTACCGCCGAACGTTGACGTTCATCATGCGGTCTCTCGGCGTCGACACCGCGGTGTTGGAGAAGAAGCCGGGCGAGGAGTTGGAGCTGAACCCGATGCTCCTCGCGGCGCAGGCCGGTGTGGGAGGCGCGGGGGGTACGCGTCAGTCAGTCGACGCTAACGCGCTCGGGCAGACACTCCTTCCTCCAAACGCAGAAGGGGAGCGCGGGTCTTCGCAGCTCGTGTGAGGTGAATCATGGCTAGTCTCGTCAAGCAGCTTCGTCGCGCGGATCGTCGAACCAACCGCGCCGCTCGCAAGGTGGTCAACACGTCCGCGACTACCGATGTACTTAGCGACTTCGCGCCGGACGCGGAAGCACGCGCGGGTGAGACCGCCGCGAAGCTCCGCGAGCGCGCGACCACGGTCAACAGCGTGCGGCGCGCGGAGAACTTGAACCGCCGCGCCGGCGAGATCGAGGGTGCGCTGGAGAGCGACGTGTACACGCGGCCGGGCGGGAGCCCTCGCGTGGCCGCGTTGCGCCAGCTGGCGCGTATCTCGAAGGTAGGCGCGCGGGCGGAAGCGGCACCGGAGCGGCTCGCCGCGGCGAACGTGCGGCGGGGTGCAGCGATCAACACCGCCGTGCGCGGCGCTGTCAGCAACCGCAGCGGCACCGGCCTCGGTCTCAACCTTCGTCCCACGCAGCGCGCTGGACTTCGCGTCGCCGCGAACAGCGGCACTCTCCAGCAGTTCCTCGATACGCTCCGAGGCCGATCCGCGCGTCGCTTCGATACCCTCACGGGGATGGAGGGCGCGCGAGGCACGATCGCGCGGTCGCTACTTGCAGCCGACGAGAACGCACGGCGCGCGAATCCGAACGTGGGCCGGAACACGAACGTCTCCTACGCGCAGCCAGGCACCGACCCCCTCGGCCCCCTCGGGTACGCGGCGCCGTCGTCCGTCGTTCCGCGGCGCTCCGAAGTGTTCCCGGTAGCCTGATGGCCCTCGGGACCGTGCAGATCGTCCCGCCCGGGCTGCTGCCGGACCGCGAGGCTGAGGCCCGACGGGTCAAGCGCCGGCGTGATCCGATGGGCCAGGTCGTGTCGCCCACGGACATCCCGTCGATGCGCTCGGGCCAGCGCACGCCGCGCGCGGCGCGGGACCGCTCGGGTGAGCGGTAAAGGAATCGAGGGATCATGCCGGAGCTTAGCGCCCAGGACGCACAGCGTATTCTCACCATCCCGAAGGGCCTGTTCGGAGCTTCGCTGCCCGTCAACCTGCGATGGTTGCAGTGGTGGAAGGCGAACCGGGATCGCTTCAAGCATGCGTCGCCGGGCGTGATGTTCGTGATCGACGCGATCCCCAAGTTGTTCCGATTCTACGCCACCGTAGGGAGGGTTATGCGCGCGAAGCCTCAGTACGACACCGCCGGCTGGTCGCCGGACGAGCTGCGCCCGCTGCACGAAGTCGCGCGCGAAGGGCTCGCGTGGTTCTACAAGAGCAAGCCCCGCGTCGAGGGTGATACGCCGCCCTGGCTCGCGCTGATCTACGAGATGATCGAGGGCTGCTTCCTCATGGCGGTGCGCCTCGCCGACGAGTGTGAGCGCTCGCTGCGGACCGGCTTCGTGCCCATCCGCATCAGCGAGCACCGGGTCACGCCGTCGATGCCCGAGCGGGGGCGCGAGATCGACTGACGCATGGGCCTTCGTGACATCGCTGTCGAGATCGCTGCTTCCGAAGCGGTGCGGACCCTGAACGGGATCACGCCGATCGCGGCCGAGATCGACCAAGGAATACACGATGAGGCGTTCCGCGCCATCGCGGACGGCAAGCTTAACGGTGAGCTGGCCGTCGCTCTCTGGCACCGCCTCTTTGCGACCGAACAAGTGCGGACGGCGCTCGACGCAAAGGCGCAGCCCGCACGCAACGCAATCGCGCGAGTCGCTGCTTCGCTCGTGCGCCAGTCCTGACGCCGACGATCACGCCGGTGCCAGCAAGGAGTGATTCGATGGACCCGAAGGAGACTGCCGCCCCCACGACCGATGTGCCGTCGGCGACGGACCAGCTGTCCGCGCTGATCGGAGCGCCGATCGCGGCCGGTACCGATGCGAATGTCGATGCCGAAGCCGCCGCTGCGGCTGCCGCTGCTGCCGCGCCCGCGAAGCCGGCCGAGCCCTCGGGTACTCAGCCCGATCCGGCGAAGCCTGGCACCGAGGCGCAGCCCGTCGCGAAGCGCAAGCTCACGCTCGGGGGCAAGGAAGTCGAAGTCGACGAGGATGCCGAAGGCGCGTTCCGTCGCGAGATCGATTCACGCGCCGGTAAGTGGGGCTCGGAGAAGCAGCGTCTCGAAAACGAGATCGCGCGCCTCCGTGCCGAGAACGAAACCGCCAAGCGCGGCAAGCCGACCGCCGAGGACACGGCAGACGACACCGACGACGAGGATGTGAAGCCGCCGTCGGACGACCTGAACGACCCGACGTCGGAGAAATACAGCCCTCGGGAGTGGGCGCGGCAGTCGCGCCTGTACAACGAGGCCCTCGTGCTCCACGGCATGCGTGCCGTCGAGACGAATCGTCAACAGGAAGCCGCGGCCCAGGTGAGTCAGCGCCAGGATGCCGAGCGGCGGGAGGCGGTCATCAGCCGCTTCTACACGGACATCGCACCGGAACTGAACGACTATCGCGAGGTGGTCGGTGCGATCTACGTGAAGCACAAGGCCGATCTCGACGTGCTCGCCCGGGAGAACCCGGACGACGCGATGAAGGCCCTCAAGAGGCTGGCAGTGGCTCGGCTCGCCAAGATCGCCGAGGCCGGACGGATCGCGGAGGCGCCGCCGACGATGGGTACTTCTCGCCGCGCAGTCGCCACCTCGAAGGTCGTACCGACCGCGGACGAGGAAGACGAGTCGCTCGGGTCACTGATCCGACAGGGACGGATGAAGCGCATGCAGCGCGCATCCTGACAGATTACGACTACGAAACGCAAATACACCCTCCAGGGTAAAAAGGTAGGTAACTAGAGATGGCTGCACCGTTCGATTGGGCTGCCGACGTGCCAGCGGGCGCGATTAAAAATCACAGCCTGAGCAAGAAAATCCGCCGCGAGGCCGTTGCTCGCTGCGAGGTGCTTCCCTTCTGCAAGGAGGAGCCCGGCTACGGCAAGAAGAAGGGCGAAAAGCACACCATCACCCGCATCCTCCAGCTCGCGGAGCCCGTCGATCCGACGATCGTGACCGAGGGCACGGCGGGTATCACCGCGGACGAGTTGACCGTTCAGGCCGTGGAGATCACGGTCGCGCTGATCGGTCGGCAGGTCCCGTACACCGAGTTCGCGAAGGAGCTGCTGCACTTCGATCTCACGAGCGCAGTGCAGGAGGCGTGCGTCGATCAGCAGAAGGTCGTGCTCGACACGCGCGCGACCCGGCTGGCCTTCGCCGTGACTCCGCTCAAGTACATCGCCACCGGCGCGGCCTCGGGAGTCTTCGAGTCCACGACCGCGACGCAGGTGTGCGCGAGCAACCTCAACGTCTTCCACATCGGGAAGATGGCGAGCCGTCTCCGGTCGACGCAGAAGGCGAAGCCGGTCGACGGCGACAACTTCGTGGGCATCTTCAACACCGTGTCCTACGAGGGCGTCATGGACGACGACGCGTTCGCCGAGTGGGTGAAGTACACCACGCCGGAGAAGATGTACAAGAACGAAGTCGGCCGCATCCGCGGCACCCGCATCATCGAGACGAACCACACCACGGCTCTCGGCGAGCTGGCGGGGGGCGTCGCGGGTGAGGGCATCGTGTTCGGCGACGACGCCGGCGTGATGGTCGAGGCTCTGCCGCCGGAGCTTCGCATGAAGATCGACCCGAACTTTGGTCTCTCGCCCGCGGTCGCGTGGGTGGGGATCGTCGGCTTCGGCACGCCGTGGGACACGTTCGCGCTCGCGCGCTGCGTGCACTTCACGACGGACCAGACCCCGTAAGTAAAGGAGGCTGGGGGTGGCGCTTCATGGGCGCTGCCCCTGGCCTCTCTTGAACCACTCGACTCTGAGGAGAAAGAAATGCGCAAGTTCATCGCCGCGGTCCTAAGCATGGTGCTTCTCGCCGTGCCCACGATCGCGCTGTCCCAGCCGCACCCGCAGGTTGCACTGTCCAGCCGCGAGAAGCGCGGTCAGGAGTTCTTCGGTGAGGCCGTCATCACCGGTGCGACGACGGCGGACGTCATTCAGTTCATCGCCAGCAACGATCAGGCGTACCTGCTCGAAGCCAACGTCGTCATCCGTCAGCGGACCCTCGGGGCCAACGGCGGGAAGGCGACGACTTACCGCTGTCTCGGGTCCGCCACCCGCATCGCGAACACTGTCACGGTGGACTCCGAGACCTGCACGGAAAGCAACACCGGCGCCGCGCTCACTGTGGGCACGCCCCCGGCCTGGGTCGTCATCAACGACGCGACCGACGACAAGATCGCCCTCCGCGTCACGGGAGTGGCGGCCGTCACGGTGGGCGTCAAGGCATTCGCGACCATCTACGCCGGTACGGCGCAGATCAACGTCGCGACGACCACGACCACGAGCACCAGCACAAGCACCACGTCGAGCACGAGCACGACGTCCAGCACGAGCACGACTTCGAGCACCAGCACGACGTCCAGCACGTAACAAAGCGCGACGGGCGAACGCCTGCCGCAAAAGGAGAGCAGATGGATACGTTGGCCCCTGTACACCGGAAAGAAGCTGCGGTCATCGTCGAGTACCACCCGCGGCGCGAGTGGATCGGGTACGGCCCGGTCCCGATCATCGAGCAGGACGGGAAGTTCTGGGTCACGGACGGCAAGGGTGGCGGCAAGTTGCTCCCCGAGTCGAAGGTGCCGCCGGAGCTTCTTGCCTACTGCAAGGCCAACCCGAAGACCGGTAGTGAGACCGGTCAGCTTCAGGTCGCGAAGACCTGCGAGCACTGCGGAGAGAGCTTCCTCGGGGCGGCGTACGACGCACACCTGATCCACGTCATCCGCGAGCTTCAGGGCGGAGGCGGGAGCGACGACGACATTCCCGATGATGAGCGCAAGCTCGTCGAGGGGCTGGACGAATCCTGATCCGTTAACCCGCCCGGCGTCTGGCATGCAGGGTTCGCTCTACGTGCTACACGCCGGGCTTTTTTCCTTTTGTGGATGGAGGGGGAGTGCCGTTCCAAACCGTCGCTGATCTGCTGGAGGATGCACTCTTCCTCGCCGGGAAAGAGACCGACGAGGGGAGCGAGTTCTTCGAGCGGGGGCTCGCATATCTCAACGCGGCGCAGGACGCGCTCGTGGGCGGCGGTCCACTCGGGGGCGCCGTCCTCGAAATAGTCGACTGGCTGTGGGCGATCAAGCAGCCTCGTGGCTTCCTCGTGCTGGAGCCTCGCTTCGACAGCGGCGCGATCACTGTCGCGCTCGTCACCGACCAGGCGTCGGGTACGCTGTCCGCGGACCCCGGCATCTCGCTCGTCGGATACCGTCTCGTCGTCTCGGGTGAGACGCATCACCCTCTCGTGTCGACGCATGAGGGGACAGGTCTCACGTTCACGAGCCCGTGGGTCGCCGCCGATACGACGACCGCCTTCACGGCGGAGAAGCGAGAGTACGATCTTGCCTCTGACTTCCATCGGGTCGCCTCGCCGCTGCGATGTAGTGACCGCTCGCGCATCGACGTCGTGAGCAGCGTGGACGAAGGCGTGCCGTGCGACACGATCCAGGCGGCGCTGATCGCACCCCGCAAGGTGAAGATGTCCGGCGTGCTCGCGCGACGTTCAGTCTACGAGTACGACTACATCTTCGAGCCAGCCCGTCTCACGATCGGCGGCCCCGATCCGGTGTGCCCGCTGCTTCACCGTCGCGTGCTGAGCTACGGCGCCGCGTACGCGATCCTCTATGACTGCCGCGACGATACGGCGGCGGGCATCTACCAGATGTTCGCGACGGAGTGGGATGCGATGGAACGCGATCAAAAGCGCAACTACCGCGCCGGCAGTGCGCTGCACGGGCAATTCATCCCCGAGCTGCGACAGTCCCCGAACGTCTTTACCGGCTGGCGGTAACCCGATGGGGTTCATCGGCGAAACCGCGGAGATACCGGCAGGGGTCGGTGGTCTCGCGCTGGACCGTTCTCCGCTCGACGCCCAACTGTCGGACCTGCTCCTCGCGGAAGGTCTCGACGAGAGCGCGGGCTCGGCACGGAAGGAAGGTGGCGCCCGCCTGCTCGACTCCGCCGGCCTCGCGGGGTCGCCTGCCGCCGGCACGCAGCTGAGCGTCGCGCGCGCGTGGCGGTCTTTCATCGCGGTTCTGCGCGCAGAGGACACGGACCCGCCCGTCCACATCAAGACGTTCAACGGGACGCGTGGGAAAGGCGTGTCGCCCCAGTACCAAGGCGTCATCTCTCCCACGATCGACAACGGCGGCACGCCGGTCGCGCATCAGTCCTCGTGGGTCGGGACGTTGGCCGCGTATCCGGCAAAGCCGGGTGAGACGCCGAGCGCGGGCACGCTCGTCGGCACCTCGACGCAGTTCCCGCCGTTCACGTCCAAGACCTTCAGTCACGTGCTCGCTGGGGGTATTGCAGCCGGCACGCTTCTTGTGGTGCGCGTCGCCTGGATGCAGGGACCACAGCTGGTGTCGACGCTCGGTGTCGCGGATACGGCTGGTGGTAACACATACAAGCTCGACGCGTCCTACACGCAGGCGGTGTCGGGCGTCCCAGGCTACACGCTCGTCTCGCGCATCTACAGCTGCCTCGTCACGACTCCACTGTCGCCGGGTCACGCGATAGGCCTCGGGTTCAACGTGAACGTGGACTGCGAGCTGAGCGTGGTCAGCCACACCGGTGCCACGAACGCGGGGACCTTGCAGACGGCGGTCTCGCGCATCTCCGATCTCGGGGGCGCCTACGTGCCGACCATGGTTGCGGCCGAGCCGCCGGCGTGGCCGGTGCTCCGCGTCGCGCATGTCGTTGACCGTAACCAGTACAGCTCGACTCCCGGCGCCGTCATCATCCTGACCGACATCGCGATCAACTACGTACGGCACGCGTCGGAAGGACAGCGGTCACTGGCGTGGGCCGCGATGTCGCGCGTCGAGACCGAGGACCGTATCCGGTTGATCGCGACCGTGCCGGTTGGCGGGATCGCGCTCGGCAACACGCTTCTCGTGCACGTTGCGTACGACAACCGGAATCCGGCGCTCGTGCCGTCCATCAGCATCAGCGACAGCCGTGGAAACGCGTACACGGAAGTTGTGCACACCGACACGGCGGCGGCCGGCAACGTGAGCGCGCTGTTCGTCGCGGTGAACGTCAACGCGATGCTAGCTGGTGACGAGATCGTGGTGCGAATGGACGTGCCGGGTCTCGCGCGCTCGGTGATCGTGTCGGAGTTCTCCGACGTGGCGGTCACCGATCCGGTCGCGGCGTTCGCGATTGCTGCGGCGACGGCGCCGGGCTCGGACATCATCACGCTCGTCGCGCCACACGTGACTGGCTTCCCGCTTCTCATTTTCAGCGGAGGCTCGTGGTTGCAGACGACTGACACGACCGTCACCGCGAATGGAGCGGCGACGATTCCCGTGAACGGCACGGCTCTCATCAACGAGCTGCGCTCCTACTCTCAGTACGAGGTGCTCGCGGACGAGCCCGACAAGATTGTCGCGTTGGCCGACTGGCATCCGGGTGATGGACTCCCGCAGCGCATCGTGTCCGTCACGTCGCAGGGCCGCGTCTACAAGAGCAACACGGCGATGACCGACATCGACAGCGTGCTCCTCGACATCCTCGACTCGGAGTCGGCGGCGCGGGCCGTGTTCGTCCACGCGGGGAAGGAAGCGGCCGGGAACCCGCGCAGCCTGTTCATCTTCAACGGTGTCGATCTGCCCGTCGTGCTGAACGGCGACGACGCGACGACCCACACGATCGCTGGCCCGCCGATCGATTGGTCGTCTGGCAACCGGCCGACGAACGGCATCCATCTCGCGGAGCGCCTGTGGACGTTCGGCAACCGCAACTTTCCTCATTCCGTGTACGTCTCCGCGCTCGGCGATCACGAGGACTTCACGACGGACCCGCTCGGTGGTCCGTTGCAGGGCGGCATCGGCGAGAAGCTCGTCGCGGCGATTCAGTTCGCGAACGTCGCCTACTTCTTCAAGTACCCGCGGGGCATCTTGAAGATGGACACGAGCGACCCGGACTTCCGCAACTGGTTCCTGAACGGCGTCGGTGTGTTCTCCGAGGCCCTCGGGGTGGCGGACTCACCCTTCGCGGTGCTCGCGATCGACACGGACGCGATCTTCGTTACGAAGGACTGCACCTTCCACAAGCTCTCCGCGATCGACTCCCCGACGGGAACCGCATCGAGCGACTTGACGGACGCCCTCGCGCTGCGGAGGGGCCTGCGCGCGCTCATCAACATGGAGCGCCTCGGCCAGATGCGGAGCGCGTGGTACCCGCAGCAGAAGTGGGCGCTGTTCGCGCTGCCGTCGGCCGGCTCAGAAGTCAACGACCTGCTCCTCAAGTTCGATATGAGCGCGCCGCGGGTCCGTGTGACGCTCAGTCGTCGCGACATTCATGACGCGCTCACGATGTGGCGTGACTCGACGGGTGTCGATCGGCCGCTCATCGCCGAGGGTGCCTTCGTCTATGAGTTGGATCGGCCCGAGCGCACCAAGAACGGTGCGCTATACGACAGCGTGTACCAAACGCCGCATCTCGACTTCGGGAAGGTGCTCGACACGAGCGGGACCTACGGCGACGAGCCGAGCGATCCGTTCGCGAAGACGAAGATTCGGTCGAAGCGGAAGAACTGGGACTCCATCGACGTCATTCAGCGCCCGACGACCGAGGAGGGTTTCATCACCGTCGAGACGTTCCTCGACGAGCAGGAAACGGCCACGCAGACCCTCACCTTCGCTACGCACATCTCGCGTCAGCGAAAGCGTATGATCGGTAACAGCCGAACGGCCAGCGTGAAGGTTTCGGGTCGGTCTGACTTCGATGTGCTTAGCGTGCTGCTTGGGTTACGGCTCTCGGATGAGGACGTGAACCGGCCGCGGCGCGCGCCGACGTCCAGCGTCAACGTGCTCCCGATCCCGGTCAACGCCACGATCGGCGACGCGACGAAGTACCTGCGTTTTGCCGGCTCGATCGACTCCGTGGCGGAGACGCTCGAAGAGGCCGAGATCGTCATGCCTCTCGACGCCGTGCTCGTCGGGATGTCGATGCGCCTGCTCGACGCGCCCGGCGTGGGGCAGGCTGCGCGCATCACGCTGGTGGTGAACGAGATCGAGCGCTCGACGATCTCCCTCACCGCCAACGCGAACGAGCGTGATGTCGTGGCGCTGGTTGGTCCGTTCATCCTGTCCACGGGCGATTTCGTGGCGTGGAAGGTCACGACATCCGGGGGTTTCACGACGCAGCTGCTCAGCGTGATGGCGGTCTTCAAAGCAGCGCACAAGTTCACCGCGGCGGAGCTAACGGCCGCGGCCGACGGCACGGGTCAACTGTTCGCTGGGCGCATGGGCGGCGAGACGATCGAGGCCACGGACGTTCCCGCCGTCGAGCTGAACCCGCTGCCGGTCACACTCGCGATCAGCCAGGTCGGGATGCACGCCGACGTCGGCCCCGATAGCGACGTCGATCTCCAACCTCGGGCGGGCGCGATCGACCAGGGTACGGCCGCGACGCTGCTGCGGGGGTCGACCGCGCGTGTTCGCCCGGTCACGTTCACCGCGCCTGCTCAGCCGGCCACGTTGGCGGGCCTCGATGTCGCGCGCTTCGCCGTGGCTGTGCGCCCCGAGGCCGCCGTGGCGTCGGTCATCGCGGCGATGTGGAAGTACCGCCCGGTCGCGCCGATGGAGCAGTGGCAGGTACTCGCGGCCGGCTGGTCCGATTTCGTGCTCGACGGTGATACGACTGAGTACCTGTCGTTCGGCGCTGTCGAGCCGAGCAACCTGTTCGGTCATCGGGCAGAGCTGTGGCCTGTCCGCGGCCGATTCCAGCACTGCCACGTAGTCGTGGTCTTCGACACGCCGCAGAGCGACGACACGATCACGGTCTCGCTCCGACAGAACGACGGGACGCCGATCACGCTGTCCGTGGCGAACGACGCTGCGGTCAAGTTCGCGCGCGACGATTCGACGACCTTCAACGTGCTGCCTGGCGATTACATCGCGGTGCAGATCACGACAGATGGCTTGGCAAACGTCGCGCACCGGGCTCGGGTCTACCTCGCGGTAGGTTTCATCACGGATACGGTGCCGGGTATCCCCGAGGAGCTGGTCGCGGAAGAGGCCCTCGCGGTCACTCCGCTAGCGATGGCGCAGAGCGGTGGCGCGTGCTCGGCCTGGACTGATCCCGGCTTCGTGGTGACGGGCGCGCTCGGCGTCGTGACATTCGTCTCGATTGAGCCCGCGACTGTCGGCACAGAAGGTACGACCGCGATCAATTCGACGACGGGGGAAGTAACCGGAACGCCAGTAGTCGCGGCGCAGAACTGGACGCTGACGATTCAGGACGACAACGGGTTGCACGAATTCACTGTCGTCGGCTCTGGGCCTGGGTGCTTCCTGAGTCGGGGTGTACTAGCGATTGTCGACGACGCCGCGACGTATGTGATGAACACGACGACTGCCGCGTATGCGTCGCTGGCGATCCCAGTTCTCATGGGCTCGACGCCTGGCGCGGTGTACGTCCGGGCGCCTGTCGATATGGTCATCACGTCGATGGCGGCACTGCTCTCCGTGGCCCTCGGGGTCGGCGGATCGGTCACATTCCGTATCACCGTGAATGGCGTCGACTCGACGGCGGTTCAGGCCACGATCGCGTCGGGCGGAACTGAGGACGTCGATGATGTGGTGGTCGCGGCTGGGATCACGGTCGCGCAAGATGACCTGATCGCGATTCACGCTGTCTTCACTGGCACGCCGACGTCAGCGACCGTCCGAGCGATCACGCTTGGCTACGCCGTGGAAGGGATCGCGTAATGGCGAAGTTCGTCCACTTCCGTCGGCACATCGGTACGCCCATCTTTGGGTATGGGCTGTTCCATACGCGACGGGGTTCTGCGCCGAACGGGCAGAAGGGATGGTTTCCGCTCGCGACGGATGTCGAGCAGGGCACGATCTATTTGCCGTCCGTTCCTGCGTCAGGGGACTACAGCATTCAGGTGCAGACCGACACCCTCTCGGGTGGGCTGAGCGGCACCGAGGTGCAGTTGACGGGCAACGGCGTGCTTCAGAGCGTCCGCGGCACACTCGGGGCATCGCTGCCGGCGGCGTCCGTGGGTGCGGTCAGCGAGTCTCGTTTCATGCGAGGGGAAGCCGCGTCTTCAATCGATCGGCTCGCCGGGATTTCATACGAGTGCGACGCACCTAACGCCGGTGTCGGATGGCTCTGCGCTGGGGACGAAGCGTTCAACATCGTCGTAGCGGCGACGGATCGCTTCTACAGCTTTGGCTGGGCGGGCGTCTCCGCGACTGTGACCGAGAGCGGCGCGCAGATCATCATTCCCACCGATGGCATTCTTCAGTTCTTTCAGGCTCGCTACGTGATCGGCGCGGGCGGGTCCGATGTGCGTGTCATCGTTCGGGTCAATGGAGTAAACACTGCGCTCGATATGACGTGCCTCAACGCCGCGAATATCAAGAGTGATCTGACGACGCAGGTCTCGGTAACGGCCGGACAAAAAGTGGGCATCCGCTTCTTCCGTACCGGAGGCACGAGCACATCCTTCCCGTGTAACTTCATGCTTGGGTTCGTTCGCACCGAGCAGGCGTAGCCCCCATGCCGATCGAGCCGAGCATCAAAGGGCTGGTCAGCGCGATCTCGAAGCGCCTGCCCCTCTCGGGCGGCGTGATGACCGGCTTCCTCACGCTGAACGCCGATCCGGTCAACGCGCTCCATGCGGTCACGAAGCAGTACGCTGACGCGCTGATCGGCGGCGGTCCGCCCGGTCCATTCGTACGGACGTCGATCGCTGACACGATCACGGCCGTGCACACGTTCAACCCGGCCGCGCCGGGCGCTCCGTTCACCCTCGGGGCCAATGCAACCGGGCAGCTCGTAACGGGGCTCAACGCGGACCTGCTCGATGGGCTGCACGCGTCGGCGTTCCAACCGATCGACGCGGACCTGACGGCTATCGCCGCTCTCGGTACGACCGGGCTCCTCGCGCGGACGGCGGCGAATACGTGGGCGCTACGTACGCTTCTGGCGGGCTCCAGCAAAGTCAGCGTCTTGAATGGAGACGGCGTTGCCGGCGATCCGACCGTCGATGTGGTCGAGGCGAACCTTACGCTCGACAATATCGGCGGCACGCTCGGCATCGCTAAGGGCGGGACCGGGCAGACGACCGCGCTGGCGGCGTTCAACGCGCTGTCGCCGTTGACGACGCGCGGCGACCTGCTCACACGCGATGCAAGTAACAACATCCGCCTCGCAGTCGGTGCCGCTGGTCGTTTCTTGCGGTCGGATGGCACCGACCCGGCGTGGCAACTCATCGCGCCGTCTGACATCACGCCCCAAGGCAGCGGTAGTGGCCTCGATGCCGACCTTCTCGACGGCTTGGATTCTACGGCTTTTCAGCCGATCGACGCGGACCTGACCGCCTACGCAGCCCTTACGACGACCGGCTACGTCGTACGGACCGGCGCGGGGACGGTCGCGACACGCTCGCTCACGTCGGGCAGCCCCGGCCTCGACATCGACCCGGGCGACGGCGTTACTGGAAATACGGTCTTCACTATCCAAGGCGATCTTGCGCAGATCGATGGCGTCGCGGGCGCTGGGATACTCTTCAAGACGACGGGCTCTATCTGGTACCTCGGATCACTCGTCGCCCCGGTCGCCGGGTTGACGATCACGAGTCCGGGCGGGGACGGGGGAATTCCGCCCACTTTTGCGCTGGCGAATGACCTGGCGGCGCTTGAGGGCCTCGCCGGTACTGGCATTGCCGTTCGCAGCGCAGCCGATACGTGGGTGCAGCGTACGATCGTCGGCGGCACTGGAATTACTGTAACGGACGGCGATGGCGTCGCGGGCAACCCGAGCATCGCGCTCTCGGGCGGCGGCAGTGTCATCGTGCAGCTCAATGACACGACGTTCGAGGCTGTTGCGACGACGCTCGACTTCATCGAGCCGAACGTGGTCATCGGGCCAACGCTCTTTACGTCTGGCCCCGCGGGCGAAGCCAACATCGACATGGGTGGCTACGTGCTTCGCGGAGCACGTGCGGGCGCTCTCAACAACATCATCCTCTCGAACACCACGAACGGCCTCATCTCGGGGTCTTCGTCTACGGCGAGTTTGGAGTTGGAGTCGAATACCGCGGGCGCCAAGCTGTTCGTCGATATACGCGATCGGCTGCGCGTCAACACGATCTTGGCGCCGATCTTAGCCAACCACACCTTCATCGACATCGGGCCGACGTCACTTGCATTCGACATTGGCGCCTCCGTTCTGCGCTGCGTGAACTTTCAGCCGACGATCACGCACACGGACACCTTAACGGCGGCGCAGTTCTTCCGGTATCAGGCGACGCACTCCTCGGCGGCGGCGTCCTCGTTCACGCTAGGGGCTTTTTCATTTCTGCTGGTGCAGCCGACCTTCACGCCGGGGGTGCTCTCGACGTTTGGCATCAATACGTTCGTTCCAGTTTTCAACAATCCAACCTTCTCGAACGCGGGTATCGGGAACACCCTGGGCACCAACTATAGCGTTCGACACTCCGGCGCATTCAACACCAACTGGACGATCAACGACTGGGCACTCGGGTACATGGTCAACCCGGCCGGTGCTGGCGGTGCTGCCGCGCGTGTCGGTGGGCTGCGCGTCGATACGCTGACGCGCGGCACGTTCAACTATTCGGTGTGGTCTGAAGGCCCAGCGGTGCCGTTCTGTCACGGCGGACCCGGAGTCTTCGGTGTCGCACAGGCGGGCGTCCCCGTCGCCCCTACCGCGAACACGACGCTGGAGGTTGGCGCCAGCGCCACGTCAAGTTTTCGCAACGCGACGCGGGCGATCTTCACGCCGACCGCGAACCAGGTTATCACCCTCGTGACGAACACGATCCTCGCGAACGCGACGTTCGTCGACATCTCGAACACGACGGGAGGCTCGATCACGCTCACGTCTACCCCGACGATCGCCGCCGGCGAGGACGGGATGTGGCTCTGTATCTTGAACGTCGGGACGCAGAACGTTGTCGTGCAGGATCAGGGTACGCTGCCGCTCTCGAATCTCCGCCTCGCCGCTGCGACACGTACGATCGGCCCCCGCGACTCGCTCATTCTTCGGTATAGCGCGGACATCGGTGACTGGGTCGAGATTGGCTTCAACAACGTCATCTAAGGAGTCCTCATGCCCCAGCCGGTACAGCCGAATATCATCGTGATCCTGACTGACGATCAGCGGTGGGACACCGTTACCCCCGAGGCGATGCCCTACTGGTCAGCTCGACGCGAGCAGGGCGTTGTGTTTACGAACGCGATTGCGACCACGGCGATTTGCGGCGCAGCTCGTACCTCGTTCTTCACGGGCAACCTCGCGAGTCGGACCGGCGTAAAGACGAACGTGAACGCGGCGGGGCTGAGTCAGCCGCTCGCCCCGAACATGCTGGCGAAGCTCCTTCACGACGCGGGGTACTACACCGGGCTGGTCGGCAAGTACCTGAACGACTACGATCTCCTCGGCCCCCCGCATCAGCCGATGTGGTACGTGCCGCCGGGGTGGGACTCGTGGACCGCGTTCGCGCAGAACGCGAACAACTATCTTGACTACCCTCTCGTGTTCGGCCCGGCGAGCACAGTAGCGGGCATGCAGGCGTACTCGACCGATCTTTTCGCAGAGTATGCCTGGGCCTTCATCCGAAACCGCCCGGTGGCGCAGCCGTACTTCCTGCTTCTCGCACCCTTCGGGCCGCATCTCGGATTCGACATGCAGCCAGGACGATACGCCGAGCTGCTACAGGGTCTCCCGCCCTGGCGCCCGCCGAACTTCAACGAAGCTGACGTCTCAGACAAAGGCGCACCCGTGCGGGCAAAGGGGTTGATTGTCGATCCAAGTGGTATCGACACGAATCGACGGCTCCAACTAGAGGCCCTTCTCGCCGTCGATGATCTGATTCGCGTCATCGACCGCGCCGTCACAGCAAAGACGCCGAACACGATCATCGTCGTCCTCTCGGACCAGGGGTACTTCTGGGGTGAGCATCGCCTTCAGGGCAAGAACTTCCCCTACGACGAGGCGCATCGGTTCCCGCTCTCGATTCTCTGGCCGGAGACGCTGGCGCCGCGGGTCGAGGCAGGGCTCGTGACCCACTGCGACGTGAGCCGCACACTCGCGGCGTGGGCGGGCGCTGCTCCGCTCGGCCTCGACGGCATCTCGTTCGCGACGACGCTGCCCGCGAACCAACCTCTCGCGCGTACTGTCGTTCCGCTCGAAAGTTGGCTCGGCAATGGCGCTTCATTCTACACTGGCGAGCGCACCCTTGCGACCAAGGACATTCTCTGGTCTGCGACGACTGAAGCTGAACACTACAACCTCAGCAGCGACCCGTACGAATTGCAAAAC